CCATCCTTTCCCGTCGCTGCATCCGTTCCACGTGTTTTCACAGATGCATTCGCAAATTCTATCGTCCCCTTCCAGTCCAATTCCACTCGAAGGCGGTGATCCAAAAGAGTAAATAACATAATTTGTACCGATTTCATATGAGGTGCGAACTCGGATGGCTGGTTCTCGATCCGTATAACATCCGCACGAGAAATATGCATCAGTTCTGTATGTAGGCATCGTTCCATCGCAGCCAACAGAGACTGGAGAGAAACACCCTTGGCTTTCGGGGCCTTATACGGCATGAGACAAATGGTTGCGGCCCGAGTTTGAATACTTATCTTCGATAGTTTCTTAGTTTCTTTTTCTTGTATATCAAACCGTGATGCAGCCCACACTCTCCATCCTGCGAGTGTTGTATCCGTAAGATCAAGCATTGGTTTCGTATGTTTCTTGGCACACTTCTTACACAGTAAGACCATTTCAGATTCGGTTTGTTGATTGGACCATGATGCGGGTCCCCCGCATCCACACCGTGTTTGGGATTGAGATGCTGCACCATCCGCAAGGAGGTTTAGATTCACCCAACGATAGATTGCGACAATATTTCCGGACACATCCACTTGCGCCACACAATAACTGAGATTCTTAATCCCGAGATCAAACGAAGCAACACATCTCCCACTCATTGTATGTAGTTTCATCGAATCTGTTTAGGCAAAACCAGGTTCCATGAAAAAAAGGTGATCGTATTACAGGATCATATAGCATGAGCATGAACATGGACATGAACAATCGTGAGCAACCTATACTCCTAGGCCATCGTTCCGTACAGTATGAGGAACTCCGTTCATGTAGTCTTGGGGAAAACGAGACATTCACGATCCATATGAAGAACGGAGAAAGTTTCCGATTGACAAAGGGGGAGCCAGGACATGATTGGGTACACACAAAATATAGAAATGCGTGGAAAAAAACTACCTCTTGTGGGACTTGAACCCACAGTCTCCCGCTTAGAAGGCGGGCGCGATAACCAATTTTGCCAAAGAGGTATAGATTTTCTTTGGATGGAGTCCATACAAAGAAAAATTTCGCCAGGAGGGAATCGAACCCCCTCCAACTGGATGGAAACCAGTTATTCTACCGTTAAACTACTGGCGAGTAATGGTCTATGCGAGGATTGAACTCGCGACCCTGGCGTATCAAGTATAGATATTTCTATAAGCACCATGCTCTACCTACTGAGCTAATAGACCGCAACGTGTTTTCGTGCTGGTCAGTACCTGTCAACTTTGGGTTTGCTCGGACATGCTGCGACCCCCTCCCTCTCCTTCCTTCTCCCTCTCCCTCCACTCACCTACTCGTACGTAAGAAGATTTCTTTAGACGGACGCACAACGATCACTTCGCACCCGTGCTGCCAAACCCACCCTCACCACGAACCGTATCGGGAAGAGAAGAAACATATCGGACTTCACGAATCCATCCCAAATCCGGGGCAAGAATTTGGAATAGTCGAGTCCCAGCCTCTATCGACTTCGGGTGTGATGCATCCCCCACGCAAATCACAGGTGCCTTGAGCTCTCCACGATAGGATTTGTCAATAATTCCACGACTGTTCGCCATCATGAAGCCAGACTTGTAAATAGAAGACCTTGGCTCTAGAGTAAAGTGAACATCGGCTCCCTGTTTGAGAAGACGGGCACGAACACCTAATGGAGCAAGTGTCGGCTGTACGGAAGGCTGCACATCCTGAACGACCTTGAGATCGTACCCCGCATTGTCATCTGTACGAGATTCTACCGTTCCCACAGATGGATAAAAAGGCACACCCAACTCTGTAACAACAATCTCAAGAATATACGAATCGACCATTGAAATGTTAGGAACCCTACCAACCAAGCAGTCAAGTTTATGACGTAGACCACCGGGCATGGTACACGATGTACGAACGTTCGTAGTACCCCGATGCTGGTATATCAAGAGAGCGATGTACATAACCAAATCGTACGACATATACCAAAACACATGCGAGGTTCTCCACGTTTTATTTTATCTGTATAATATAAATGTTATTATTTACAATGTATGTTAACGATGAGTATACGGCCAAAAAGATGATGATGGCTTCGAAACGATTAGGTAAAAAATTAGGAAACAATGTTGAAATGGTGTGGCAATGGGTGAAAGATGGAAACAAAATGGTTATTGCGTGTGATTTTCATACGTATGAGTAAGTATGCGAAAACGTGCCCATGTAAAATACCCGATGGTCTAAATGCTCCGAATAAATTGCCACCCCATTTCCTTACAAATCTGCTGCCACACCTGATCTTGTTGATACAACTTTTCACGGGATTTCAGCAGTTGAAAACATGGCAAAAACTCGTCCATTTCGAGTAATTGGCACAGTTTGTAGAGAACATATGGATACGACAAAAAGTTCGAACGACCCCTTGGACAGTACTTGATGAATGCAGGCTGAATCTCTTTGAACATGAACTGTAACTTCTCCTCCATCTCACGACTCAATACCAACATCGTCATTTGCTGCTGAATTCTGTTTTTGATCTGCTGGACGTGATCATACATTTTCGACAGTTTCAGTTTCCGAAGGATTTCTTGTATTTTTTCTTTCTTGACCTTTTTCGGATCCACGATCCGTTCCTTTTTGAGTTCTGCCAAGATGGCTTTCACAATATCATTTGGAATATCGGTATTCTCCTTTGCCTGGAATTGCGCCAACCATTCATTGAAATGATTGATTTTCTTATACGCAAAGTAGGTGATTTCTCTGGGCGGATCTTTATAGCTAGGTTTCTCAGAATCAATCAGAATAAAATCTTCGTATCCACACTTTGGACATCCTAGAAGAGCCTCATTCTGATAAAATGTCATTTCAATGTCGCATGCGGGGCAACATCCCCATCCTGGCTCAATTCCAGAACCTGGCATAATTCCGCTTGTAATTGCGGATGGCTCAACAACCGATAGATATCTCTCCAATAGCTTGTCTCGATTCAATCCATCTGTCGAATCAATCTGACTTGCCTTTGCGTTTGCTTTCGCTTTCGCCGGTGATCCTTGTATAGATGATACGGTTCGAATGGGATCTACATCCTCCTTTTTCTCTGAAAAATAACTCAATACAGAATTCGACGGCATACGGGAGGTCGTAGAGGTCATAATATCCCCCTTTGCAAGTGAGTCTTGCGCATCATAATATTGAAACAGCATATCTCCTACATCCAAAAAATATTGTAATCTGGAATCATCCGATTCAATATTGTGGATATTCTTCCGTATATCTTCCGCACGATCTGACAACTGCCTCCATTCATCGGAAAATTGTGCAGATTCCGGCAAATGTGCGATCATAGATTCTATATTTGCCTTCTCTTCAAGGAGCTGCGAAAGACTGGCACTTGTTTCCTTAAAATCCTTCATTTTCTGTGTATGATGTGCCTCCAACGTTGTTTGTTTCATGTTTGATCCAAACATTTGTTTGTGGGAAGAACTTCTTGCATGGATACTTTCCGATACCAATACACTTTGAAGCGGAGTTGTCATACTATATCTCCGTATAGACCCCTCTTTAGGTATTGCATGTTACGTACAGCATATACATAAATCCATTCATTTATGTTGGATTCAATCTTATTTCCTATATGAATTTTGTTTTTTCTGAAAAAATATGCCTTGAACTGGTAAACTGTGTACAACGAATCCCCGGAGTTATTCCAAATTATTTTCGGATGTAGAAGTATAAACAAATGTCTGGTGGTGGTCTAATGCAGCTTGTTGCCTATGGCGCCCAGGACGTGTACCTGACGGCGAACCCTCAAGTTACCTTCTTTAAGCAGCTCTACCGTCGCCACTCGAACTTCTCTATGGAGTCGATCGAGCAGACCTTCAATGGTGTGGCGAATTTCGGCCGTCGTGTGCAGTGCACGATTTCCCGCAACGGCGATCTGATCTACCGTGTGTACCTGCAGGCCACTCTGCCCCAGGTGGCGCTGGATATGGCGGCGGACGGTTCGGGTGCGCAGTTCCGCTGGCTGAACTGGGTGGGCCACAACCTGATCAACAGCGTGGAGATTGAGATTGGTGGCCAGAAGATCGACAAGCACTATGGCGACTGGCTCCACATCTGGAATGAGCTGACCCGCCCTGCGGGCAAGCAGGCCGGCTATGCGGAGATGGTGGGCAATGTGCCTGAGCTGGTGAACACGCTGCAGCAGCAGCCTTACGGCGGGTGCGACAACGACTGTGCGGGTGGCGAGCCCCATGCGGCGGATGAGTCCCGCTCGTGCGCCCCTGAGTACACGCTGTACATTCCCCTGCAGTTCTGGTTCAACCGCCATGCGGGCCTGGCGCTGCCTCTGATTGCGCTGCAGTACCACGAGGTGAAGATCAACCTGGAGTTCAACCAGCTGCAGAACCTGTGCTGGACCAACAATGCGTCGATCCTGAACCGTGTGAATGCGACGGGCCTGACGGCGGCTTCGCTGTATGTGGATTACATCTACCTGGACACGGAGGAGCGCCGCCGCTTCGCCCAGGTGGCCCACGAGTACCTGATTGAGCAGCTGCAGTTCACTGGCGATGAGTCGGTGACCTCGTCGGCGAACAAGATCAAGATGTCGTTCAACCACCCCTGCAAGGAGCTGGTGTGGGTGGTGCAGCGTGATGACTTCGTGGCCTGCGACAACTCGGTGGACGAGTGGAAGGGGCAGCAGCCTTTCAACTACTCGGACTGGTGGGACCGGGCCGCCAATGAGTCGGGCTACGCCATCACCCGTGTGGAGGGCCTGGCGGGCAAGAACCCCACGGCGGTGGCCAAGATCCAGCTGAACGGCCACGATCGGTTCTCGGAGCGCGAGGGCCCCTACTTCAACCTGGTGCAGCCTTACCAGCACCACACCAACATCCCCGCTGTGGGCATCAACGTGTATTCGTTTGCGCTGAACCCCGAGGACCACCAGCCCTCAGGCACCTGCAACATGTCTCGCATTGACAATGCCACGCTGGTGCTGACCCTGACCAACAACACGGTGGGCATGGACAAGACGGCCAAGGTGCGCATTTATGCGGTGAACTACAACGTGCTGCGTGTGATGAGCGGAATGGGGGGTATGGCTTTTTCTAACTAAGAAAGCCACTATGCGATGCTCCCAAAAGTGCTACAGAAAAGGTAGTGCTAGTCTGATGATACGATACTCTGATTGTGAGAGTATTTGAGGCAACACCGTCAAATTGCGGGAAGTTCCTGCTAGGCATTTGATACCGCTCTGGGACCGAAAGGTCTGCCCAGTAGCACCATAGGGAAACTTGTGGGTATGGTAAGAACTCAAATGATAGGGATAATCCGCAGCCAAGTCCTACAGTCGAAAGACTATGGATGCAGTTCAGAGACTGAATGGCGGTGGGCTTGTTTTGGAAGATGAAAACAAGCATAAGATACAGTCCACCCACGTGGAAACACGGTCTATACGAGGATCCTACACTGAATGTCATCTCAGTGTAGGGGAGAGCGTATAGGGTTCATTGGAAACAATGAACGGAAGTAGTGCTCGCGTACTCCAACTAAATATCATACTTGTTGTATAATTACATATATTCTATTCTTTGTTATGTTTCTAGCATAACCATAACAAAGAATGCATACATCCTCTATTTCACTGAACATCGCCAAGAATGTCAACAATAGATCTCGATTACGTAGATTGAATTGTGTGTATATTAGAATGAAACATGGTGTATAATACTCTGTGGCTCTACATACACTTTCAAATGAAGAAATTTCATTGACGTTTGATAAAATAATTACCTATTGATTTTACTTCATATGTAATTGTATGCCAATATACCTCTTCAGGCGAAATAAACGATTGACTTGTATTATTTCTATACACAGACATTCTATCAAAGAAAAAAGCATTAAGATGTTGTCTTGGTACGATTGCTATATGGTCGTTATTATATGCATTTGGCCCTTTACCGAGTGTTATTATAGATGTATTATACGTGTGTATATCATTACAACAATCTGTAAAACATAAATCGGGGCGCACATACATTATATACTCAAACGTAGATTGAATAGATTTTTCCTTTTCTAATATATAGTCCCCGCATCTTTCCAAATTATAATGACAATGTAAACCCCGTAAGAATACGTTGTCTTTCGAATAATAGCCTGTATATAAACTTCTATCTTTTACTTGTGATAGTAACTCACTGTCTGATATATCGTCACTGTTTAATATATTATATTCAATAGTATACTTGGGATAGTTCGATTGTATAGTATGTATTTTATCTACAATCGTAGTATAATCATTATGTTTATATTCGAAATCGCATCCATATTGCCCCTTTGGACCGGGATCTGTCAATTTTAAATATAAATATATATATATATGTATATCTTCTGAGAAAAGTTTCAAACATATATTTGTAATCATACTGTCAATACAATCAATAAATGTTCTACAATTTCCTGATAAAACAAATAACGCATGTTTCATTCTATACAATAACATGAAAAACATTTCATGTAGAACGTATGTGAGTATAAACGAGTTGTATTCATCGACGAGAATGAACCAATGCGTATGTATATTACAAATTCACCTGCATGTATTATATAGATGAAAATATTAGTCATCATTACAGGAAATTGGGGGTTGGATATATTGCTAGCTCCTCATATTCAAATTTTGTCTGATCGTATGAAAGAACTTTCCCCCGAACATACGGTAGAGTATGCAGGCATTTCCTGTTATGATGACTTTCATAATTATGAAAACATCATACAGTTTACATACAAAAAGAGAAT